TTGATCCCCAGGTTGTTAATGTAGATATTTCCCAACACTTCCATTCAGCGACATATCTTATTTTCATCCCGTTCTCTTCTTCTTCCCTATCAACTTTTACAGCATCAACACCTATCGAATGTTCTATTGTGCGGCCGAATTCAGCATAAATTTTATAATCCTCAAATGTATTTCTCGCTATGCGTTTTGCATTTAGATCAGTACCTCCGAAATTAAATTTATTGGTAGCCAAAAGCCCGAAATCATCCTGAATACCTCCATCAATAAAAGGAACTCCAAGCAAAGCATAATCATTTCCCCATCCGTGATTTAAAAACCATCGCATACGGCCAAGATTTTCTTTCAGTGTTTTTGTAAATGAACCCGGAAGAGATACATCCTGATCTGTATCTATATTATTAAAGGCATTGGCATAGAATTTTACTATTCCCTGCTTTTCGTCAATATCCTTTATTTCTTTACTCAGACTTTTGTACATCTTCTTCTTTTTTAGGCGTTAAAATATCCTTGATTTTATCACGCATTGATTTTATAAACTGATCAATTTCCTGGCTTAAATCAATGTCTACATTTCGCATAGTACGTACAATAAGAATTAAATCACCTTCTGAACGATACTCAGAAAGTATTTTGTCGAGATTCTTAATCTCTTTTTTTTCTGTATTTAATTTTTTCATATCGGTATATATTCAACTCCGCATTTGCAGTTAATTATTTCTTCAATTGGCCCTCCCGGATCACCGGGATACATAAGATCATATCCTCCGACTTTAAAAGGAGCATCACGATCTACTTTCTGCCCATTTGTCAACTCAGGATAAAGAACATGGCGGTCTTTTTTAGATATTCCCGGACTTACAAGCCAGTTCTTCATCATAGGCATTCCTGTCGATTTAGCGCCCTGCCATGATCCTCTGTTGCTTGCTCCAAGTATTTCAGTCATAGCTATACGCTTTGCTCCGTAGAAAGCATATTTGCTAATTCCTTTATTAAGACTATTATATAACCATCTTGCAGCTTCATTTATTCCTATTCCCTGCTCAGCTACATCTTTCATAAGCTGGCTCATTAACCCACGAACAACTTTTTTTGACGTATTTGTTATTGAAACAATTCTGTATCCTGCCTCGAACTCTGCATATTTTAACATCTCTCCCTCCCAAATATCAGTATAAAGTTGCTCTTCTCCTTCTTTCAGAGACATTGATTTTTTATTATTTATTGTTCTGAATTCTTTCATAGCAAACCATACACCAACAGTTTTCCATAAATTATAAAATACTTCTTTTATTACGTCTTTCTTAATCAATACATCAATAGCCTTATAAGCTTCTTCGATTGAACTTTCAAGAATTTTTTCAGATACAGCTTTCATCTGATTCATAATTGCCCTTCGCATTAATTTATAATACTTACGGTAAAATGCTGCTCTTTGTATTTCTATTTCTTCAATCTTCGTCATAGATATTTGTTTTGATGGACTTTAAATATTTATCCACCTGGTCATCAGTCGGTTCATCAGGAGGCATATAGAATAAACTATTCTGATTAGGATCGTCAAACTCTTCTTCTTCACGTGCATCCGAGCCAAGTCCTATCCTAAACTCATTGCGTGAGAAACTTCTGTTGTTCACTCCCATTCCAAGCCAGACAGCTTTATCTTTCTTATTTTCCTGTAATTCATCAATATCGCTTGTATCTATTTTAACAACATAAGATTCTTTATATTTTTTAGCTATTCTCCAGGTAATCTCTTCACATATATCATTCAAATCCGGTATGATCCTGGCGGTATATGCAGCAGCTTTATCTTCACGGAAATTATTATATGTTACTCCTACTGTATCATTGGCGAAATAACGTGATGATACTCCATAAATAGTACATAATGCGCGTGCCCCTTCCTGGTTCATTTCTAATATCATCAAATCCCGGAATGTATCAAACCCCATTTTAGTCCATTGCATATTGCCGGTCCCTATAATCGGCTTACCTCCTTTATTGCTTCCTGATTCACTTGAATATTTCTTTGTCCACATCCTGTCAAGTTCTACTTTTTCTTTTTTCCCTGAATCTCCTGTTTTATCAAGCATAGTCAATATTCCCGGAGGTAGCCCGCGTTGATAGTTTTTAGTAACAAATGAATCCGAAGCATTTAACATATTTATTTTCTTAGCAGCTACTTTTAAAGGTGATAAACCCATAAGTTGTTTGCCGCCTGCATATTCAGGATTAGGGGTTTTTATGTGAATAACATTTTCAGGATAAAGTTCTTCTTCATTGTCCATATCAAGTATATAATGATCAATAGGTCTTTTCCACCCACCGGAAATAGCTTTTACATATTGAGAAGGCATTATTATTAACCCGTTTTTATCTATCTTTCCTTTATCATTACCTGAATCAAAAGGACGAAAATAAGCCATAGCATCGCCGGTTGTGAGATAAAACATATAAAGTTCTTCAATAAATGATCTCCAGGATTGAAATTGATTCGGTCTTTCGAGTAATTTAAGTAAAGGTTCATTTCCTGTTACTTCTTCCAAATCTCCGTTTAGCTGTTTGTCATAAAGCTTTACCGGTATTTCTTTCGCTAAAACAAGTATTTTACTTATGATGCCAAACACATTGGCATTACCCATAAATCCTGCTTCTATTAATGCCTTTTTATCATCACCGGAAAGTGGAAATCCTTGCGTTACCCATTTAAACAAAGCTCTCAACAGTTCATTCTCATTTGTCACGTTAAACTGAACTTCCCTGTCAATTTGCTTACTGAACGATATTGGCCATTGTAGTCTCATATAAAAGAATAATTATTTTTACCTGTATTAGGATCCAAATCCATAAGATAACACACAAGATATACAAGAGCATCTATCCTGTTAGGTGATTTACTTCCTCCCTTTGCATCCCATCCTGTCATTTCATCCTCAAGCTTTGGCAGACTTCCAACATGCTTTACTCTCCCTTGCTCATACAAACCTACAATAGGTTCAGCCCTTAATGCTTTCCCACGATAAGCCCTTATCATAAGAGGTTCTATATTTTTATCAATTATCTGTAAGTTAGTTCTTACAAGATCACCACCCTGATTTACTTCTGCAATAACTTTATCAGCGTTATATTTTTGATAATTGTAAATAGTACGTTCTGCCCATTGCCGTGGGGTGTATATTCCTGTGAAATCATCTAAAATATAAGCTTTATTATCAATCCCCAATCCTCCGATTATAATGCCTGTTTCATCAGAATCCGGATTGCTCGTTACCGCCGGATCAACAGCAATGCCTATTCGTTTAAATTCTTTGGGAATTCCTGGTATATGACTTAATTCTATTAATTTGTTTGTCCATAAAGCTCCTTCGACATCTTCAAGTATTTCTGCATTTAACTCTTGCCTACCTATCCTTGTACCTTCATACATTTTAATAATTTCATCATAGAAAGCAGCAGCAAGATTCTCACGGTTTTCATAGCTCGTGCCATGAGTAACATGAGTGTGTTTATCTTTAGCAAGTTCCTTGATTATTTTTGTAGGCCGGGGAGTAGTTGTAATAATACATTGAGGATTATCACCAAGCCGCAAACCCATTTTTAATTGTATCCAGGCATCATCATAACGCCATTTAGCTAATTCATCAGCCCATGCTTTATAACATTGTGCGCCACGCAAGGTGTCCGGTTCGTCTGCTGTATATAATTTACCAATTGAACCATTTGGCCAAGTGAGTTTTTTCTTTGATGGTTCATAATTCGGCCGGTCCCATTTTGGAGAAATATTAAGTATTCCCGATTCACCCTCAACCATAAAATCACGAACATCTGCAGCAGTTGATGCAACGAGATTAATAATAGGAAAATGATCTTTCCATATACGCACTGTTTCAGCCCCTGTACGTGTTTTACCAAATCCACGCCCTGCCTTTACAAGCCAATATACCCAATCTCCCTTTGGAATACGTTGTTTATCTCTTGCATGCAGTGACCATCGATAATCATATTCGTAAATAAGATTATTTAATTCACTTCTTTCTTTTTGAGATAATATCTGCAAACTCTGTGAGTTTATCAATAAGCTGCCCATCAGTAAAATGCTCGCTATCACGTTTCTGTTCATTATCCTCTTTATAAATCCCAATGTATTTGCCTAAATTCTCGAGAGCGCGTTGTTTATCATAGAGTTTAATTTGTATTTCTTCTATTTCAACATCACCATCATTTTCTTTTATTGTCCGGGTTCTTGTTTTAATTGATTCAATACTTGCTTTCTCATCTTCTGTTAAGTCATTAAATTCTTTTAAGCTTATCCAGGTATTATGTAAATGTGCTATTGAACTGAATGCTATTTTAGCAAATTCATCAATAATCCTTTTACCTGTTATTCCTACTTCTTCTGACCTTTCATGGATTAATTCCTTTATCCTTGCTTGAATGCTAAGTTTTGTTAAGTTTTGTGCTGCCTGCTCATTAGCTGTATTCTTAGAATAACCGGCACGTATAGCAGCTTGAGTACCATTGAAATCAACAATATATTCCCTACAGAACATTTCTTGTCTATCGTTTAATATATCATTAACCAATTTACCCATTTATTAATCTCCACCAATTTTTTAATAATTTAATTTGCTCCCAAGGATAAAAATTAGGAGTTTGATAAACAATTCCATTTTCCATACACTCAACTTTCTCCCTTTTTTCATATCCTTCAATAATACCATACTTCCCGCGTTTAATAATTACAGTTCCTTTTTTTATTAAAGGAC